CGCCTCTCAATGTCCGCACATGAATTGCTCTCTCCGCCCCATGACATGAAGTACCTACCCAGAAAAGGGATAGGATTTCCATCAGTGACGTAAGCAACTTTCAGTTTAAATCCGAGTTGATTCGAAGCCCAAGTGAACGATTCTGTCGCAACAGTCATTCTCTCTTCAGTGGTCTTACCTATGCTCATTGGTACAAAGCATGCCGAATCATCTCCCCCCAGCGCGCACATTTCCAAAAACATCTGTGAATCTTGCGGGCTAAAGCCCATTCTCCTATAAGCTAGGTATTCACAAGCACCGTTTCCGATTGTGTTGAACGCTGACGTCTCGCCCGATCCGGAACTCCTTGAGGTTCCGGTCTCGTATGTTGCGAGTCCTGTGGGGGTGGGAATGACGCCAATCTTGTTGTACTGTCTGGCGTGCAATCCAAGGACCGTCTCATCACCTGGAAACCACCGTAAGAGAAGGGGAATCTCTACGCTGTCTCGTATGATGTGACTCACGGTACCGTCGTACCGACTGAAGTCCCCAACCATGAGTATAGCCGTGCAGGAGCAACACTGCGCTAACTGCCTCATGATTTTGCCTGGGGATACAAATGCGTACCACGCAAAACGTTTCAGCGACTTTGTTATGGCATACGTGTATCTCGCATAGGCGAATCTTTCCTCATCCTGGAATGGTGTGATAACCCGGGGATCCTTAAATACCTGAGCTTCCAGGTCAAAGGCAGCTGCTTCAGTCTCTTCTCCAAGAGGATTGTAAGCTTCTGCTTTGACAAAGGGAATGACTCTCCTTGAAATGCTTGACCACGCACGTAAACCATACTTGAAGAGAGCGGCAAGGCGTGAGGGTGTTTTCTGGCCCTCGGCTACCTCTTCATAGTCCACAGGCGGAATTGACTCATCAGCAATGTACTCCACGTATTCCTTCAAGCATTTACGAACAAATCCGGATGGAGGCTTCAAATCTGCATGTTTCTTCTGCAATTTTGTCACTCTCTCTCGGACTGCCCAACTTGTGGAACTTGCGTGTTTCAACGGTGCAACGCACTGCTCATCGATAGGTGGCATAAACCCAACCATGGTAGGGTGAATGTCACTATCGTATGCAGTCTCGTCACAACTGTAGCTTGTAACGCCATATTCAGCTTTTGTAACACAATGATTCGTGGTGAGGCCTTTACAGGCTCGAATAAATTCTGCTACAATTGCTGCTTCTGAACGTGAAGCTTTGCTTGTCTCTCCCCCCATGTAACTTCGCACTTGGGAAACGTCGAACGGTGTTTTACTCATTCGTGCCGCAGCTTCAATGCCATCATACATCGCTCCTTCCATCGTGAACGAGGTGTGACGCTCAGTTCTTCCTCCCGACACGGTCTCGATCCCGAGACCCCGTGTACGTAGAAAAACAAATTCTCCTCCTGGCTGCACTGGGTTTAGCCTTTCCAGCGATGAGCAAGAGAACAACCAAAGGATTGGTCTCCACCAGAAAAAGAATTTCTTCACAGGCACCAACAACACTAGTGATCTGTGGTCACTAGTGGTCTTGCGTTCTACCTCGAAGATGACATCATACCAGGTACCACGACACCGTATGGTATCTGGTGTGTAGTCCCAAAGTTTGTGCAGGTAAGGTTCACCTGCTACAACCATTGATATGCGTCCATCTGACCGGAAACAATGTGAAACATCGTGACCTGAAGAAGCAACTGAAGTAGGCGTCACTGTGTACAGGCCAATGGTTCCTGAATGGCGTGATGCCAGGTTTGCATATTGCTTCTCGATGTCTTCGGGGTAAAAATCTGAGTCGATAAAAGTAAAGTGAGGGCGGCGCGGTATCCTGTCACTACAGGAATCCATTTTAAGATCCTTGCCCCAGTATGGGCAACGGTCTCCTGGAACACCCGCTCTGACGTCTGCTGTTGACTTCTGTTTGGCGTACATGTTTCGCTGGGTTAGGTAGCAAAAAGTGGACCAGAAGTTTCGAGCACCTGAGCGTTCGGCTGCGGCTCGTCCATGTGAGTGTGCCTTTTGTTCGGGTGCTGTTCCATACAAAAGATTTGCAAAGGAACTGCGCACGAGAAGGCGTTCTTGTTCAGAAATGACACGGATGGCGTAGCGGGACACAAAGTTGCGTAGCAGGACTCCAAAGGGGGGTATCGCACCACAACATTTAGCTGTGGCGATCGCAATCATCAGTACGAACCATGCTATTACAGTAATTTGGAACAGAATGGGAATCATCA